GGTTCCGATTCGCGCTCAGCCGGTAGCTGATAATTTCTATAACGACGCAACAACATGAATCAAAACAAAAGCCAAGCATCCAAGAAAGCATGGAGTCGGCCAGAATCGCTACTCTGGCGCTTGAAAATAGCGGAGCGAAGTCGCGAAAGAATTAAAGATCTTTGGAAGCAGACAGAGTTTCGCGCCGCTGCCAGCGAAAGAATGAAAGCTCAACACGCCGATCCGTCTTTCAAAGAGGCACTCAAAAGCGCAATGGATAAAAGGAAAATGAATCGAAAGAAAATATCATGCATCCAATGCGGTAAACAATTCCAGATAAGAATCAACGGAGATCAAAAGTTTTGCGGGCGATTGTGCTCCAACGCAGGCTATATTCCGCACTGCAAAAAACACCCGCTTCCTAAAAGCGCCACACGCGCCGAGGTTGAGCGGTGGCGATACAAAAACGATCCAGCCTTCCGCCTTCGCTTCATACTCAAGCGGAAGATGCAACGATTTATTAGCGGCCAAAAAACATCCGGCGCAATGGAGCGGTTGCTTGGCTGTTCGCTTGAACAGCTTCGCGCGCACATCGAGTCGCAATTCAGGCACGGCATGGATTGGGGAAACCAAGGCACCGGAGTCGGACGATGGCAGATCGACCACATCTTGCCGCAGTCCATATTCGCGGCGACGTTTGAACAGCAGATGATTTGCTGGAACTGGCAGAACCTCCGCCCGATTTGGGGGACAGAGAACGCCAAGAAAGGCTCACGAATCATACCGGGTAAATCGCAACTTCCGCTTCCGATATGCCACTCCTAAGCATCAACGAACTGCACAAACTGACCGGCAAGACACGCGCGACCGTCACGAAAAGCATGGACGGCCTCACGTTTCAGCCCGGCCCGAAGTCGGGCAAGCTTTACGATTCCAAGCTCGCGCTGGCGAAGCTCTACGGCGTGGCGGGCGAGGACGGCACTGGCTCAGTGACGGCGCAAGAAGCCTCGCGGTTGCTCACCATTGCGCGGCGGCAACAGATTGATCTGGAAATGGAAGTGCTACGCGGCGAGCGTTGGCCCTCCGAGGACGTGGAGAATATCCACGAAACCAGCCTCAGCAACGTGGCGGGACTGCTCAAGGCGCACGAAGGCAAGACGCTCACGCCGGAGTTGATCCGCGACATCTTCACCGAATTGCGCGAGGTGCCTGCGAAGCTGGCCAAGCTATGACCGACCCGATCAGCGTCGGAAAGATTCGCGCATCATGGCTGCACAGCTACGCGCGCAGCTTCGCACCTTGGAGCCGCATGGCACCGGAAGAATGGGCGGAATCCGTGTATCGCCTACCAAACGGCGGACGCTTCCGTTGGGACTTCGCGCCCTACACGCGCGCGATGTATCAGAGTATCTTCGACCGGCGCGTGATCGAGACAAGCTATGCCATCTTTTCGCGCGGACTCAAAAGCACCGTCATCCTTCTCGCCATCGGATACACCGTTGACCAGAAGCCGCGCCGCATCCTCTACATGATGCCGACGACGGGACAGGTGGAGAAATTCAGCAAGGACAACCTCTGCGGCGAACTGTTCGACACGACGCCCTGCCTGAGCGAATACGGCAGTAAAGGCAACCGACGTGTCACGTCCAACACCATCCTGCACAAGCAGTTTCCCGGTGGACTGATTACCATGTTTGGCGCGAACGCACCGGGCGAATTGCGGCGCGCGAAAGGCAGCTTCCTCGTCATTGACGAAAAGGACGCCATCCAAAAAGAGGAAGGCGACGAAGGCGATCAGGTGCAAATTTTCTGGAAGCGCGGCAGCGAATATCCGGACACAATTCGCGTGTCAGCAAGCTACCCATCACTGCTAGGCCATAGCCGGATCATGAACGATCTGGAAAACTCAGACTGGAACGAGTGGCACGTCACATGCGTCAAGTGTGGCGGCGAGCCGTTCGTCATGCACCGCAGGCAGCTTCGATACGACAAGGGTAAGCCCGAGGGCGCGCGGCTGGAATGCCCGAGGTGCGGCGAGTTCCTGACCGACGCGGAGCGTTACGCGATGGCGCACAAGCAGGGATTCGACAACTGGAAACCGCGCAATGAGTTTCGCGGGCGGCGAGGCTACCACGCCAACGCCCTGCTTTGGCCGCACCCGGTTGACCCCGTGCGCTACCCGGCAGGCTACCTTGGCCAGATGGCTGAGGAGGAAATGGCAGTTGCCGCGAGCGCAGACCCGAAGCGCGCGCGCCGGCCAATGGTCAACACCGTGGACGCGGAGCCGTTCGACCCCACCGACGAAAGCGAGCAGCCGCCTGACTGGAAAACCTTGCATGAGCGGCGCGAGGAATACGACACCGTTCCGCAGGCCGCATCGTTCATCACGGCCTTTTGCGACGTGCAACGCAACCGGCTGGAAGTCGGCTGGCGCGCATGGAACCGCGAGGAAGAATCTTGGGGCCTCGACCACGTTGTCCTCGACGGTTACACGTCCCACCAAGAAGTCTGGACGGCGCTGGCAAAGGAGCTTGGCCGGGAGTGGACGCACGCCAGCGGCGCGAAGCTACGGCTCGGCATGGCATTCGTGGACGGTGGCGCATACGCGGAGGAAGTGTATCGCTTTTTCCAGCGCATCGCCCGCGACCCGGTGCAACACGTCACAGGCCACGTCCGCGCGAGCAAGGGCGTCGGCAGATTCGGCGCACCGATTATCACGCGCAAGATGAGCACGGTTGCCAAAAATTTGAAGGGGCACGAAATCGGGACGTGGGAGGCAAAGGATCGCATTTACGAACGCCTACGCGTGACGGAGCCGGGCGCGACGGCGATGCACTTCAACCAGCGTTTTTCCGAGGAATACTTTCAGCAGTTGACCGTGGAAAAAGTCGTCATCACGTTTGACGGCGGGCAGGAGATCCGCAAATACGAGAACGAAAAGAACGCGCGCAACGAAGCCCTCGACATCGAGGTTGGATGCCTCGCGGCGCTACGGCTGCACCCGCGCAACTGGGATGCGCTAGAGCAGGCCATTGCCGACGACGCCGAAGCCCTGCGCACGCCAAACGCGAAGCCGCGCGAGGAAGCGCCGCAGGTAGCGGTGTTCAGCGGGCGCGGGTGGGGCATGTAGCTTTGCGCTTGCAACCCCGGCGCGGTGCGGCTATACGCAGCGTCAACAATGGCCGCAGTCACAACAACGCAGGGCGTGCCGCTCACGATTGAGAGCGGCAACGAGTATCACTTTACGGTGAACTACCCCGACTTCCCGGTTGGCACATGGACGGCGGTATTCGTCATCGTGCTTTCCACCGGCACCCCGAGCAGCACGGCAGCGACCACCAGCGGCAGCGACTTCCTCGTTACGCTCACCAGCGCGGTCACGGCAGCACTCGCGCCCGGTGAATACACCTTTGCGGTTTACGTCACATCGAGCAGCCAGCGAACCACAGCGGAGACTGGCAAGATTTCCATTCTGCCCAACTTGGCCGTCGCGCGCACGGCGACGTTTGCCGAGGCGCAGGTTGCGCTACTCAAGACGGTGATGGCTTCGTTCGCAGCGACCGACAAGCAGACTGTGAATTTTAACGGGCAGAGCTTCACGCGATACGCCATCGCGGACTACCAAAAGCAGCTTGTGTATTTCCAAGCCGCCGTGATTCGTGAGCAGCAGACGCAGGCCGCACTGCGCGGAGAGGTGAGCGGCGGGCGCGTCGCACTCGACTTCATCGCCGCCGATTAACCCCATGAAAAACCCTTTCCGCTGGCTCAAAGAAAAGCTCTCCCGCAACTACAAGGACATCGCGGGCGTCGGCGTGAGCTACAACAAAGACTGGGCGCTGAATACGCAAAGCGAGGACGCCGACTTGTGGCAGTCCGCGTATGCACTGACCGCCCGGACGCGCGACCTAGCGCGCACGAACCCGACGTTCATCCGCTACCGTGAACTCATCTGGGGCAGCGTATTCGGCGAGGCTGGCACGATGCTGCGCATGAAGGTGAAGGAGCAGGAGGATCGCGTCATTCACACACCGCAGGAAAAGTCTGCCATCCTCGCGCACGATGAGCGCCGCCGCCGCGTGATGGAATGGGCAGCGAAAAAGGACGGGCGCGAATACACGCATGAACCGCTTTACCGAGGCTTTGGAAACAACGGCAACCGCGTCGCGCAAATCAAAGTCGGCGAGCAGGACGTGTTTGCCTGCCAGCTTATTGAACGGAAGTGGAAGGAGTGGCAGCGCGCGCAGTATTGCGACGTGCGCGGCACCCGCACCTACGCGCAGATCCGGCAGCTTCGCTTGTGGAGCGCCATCCGTGACGGTGACTTTTTCATCCGCATGATTCGTTCGCCGCGCGTGAACAAATTCGGCTTCTCGCTGCAACTCATCAACGCGGAATGGGTGGACAGATTCGCCAACGCTAAGCTCGAAAACGGAAACGAAGTCCGCATGGGCATTGAATACGAGTTCACCGAGTTCGGCACCGGCAAGCCCGTCGCGTATTACTTCATCAAACGCCAGCCGATGGACTGGCAATTCAGTGTGCAGAAAGCATTCGGCAGCGTCGGCCCGCTACACGACCGCGTTGACGCCCGTGACATCATCCACTACGCGCGCCCGGTTGACGCCGACGCCACACGGCCCGCGCCTTGGGTGGCAAGCGCCATCCCGACCGCGCGACAGCTTGACCAATACGCCATCGCCGAGGTTGTCGCCGCGCGCTCGCAGGCGTGCAAGGTGGGCTGGCTTTCAAGCACCGTCGTCCCCGAGGGCGGCGTGCCGACAAACGTTGACCCGCGCACTGGCGTCCCTCGCCAAGAACTCACACCCGGCAGCATCGTCGGCCTGCCGTGGGGCGTGGAATACACGGAGAGCGACCCGAAACATCCCAACGGGAATTTCGAGGCATTCCGCAAGGCGCAACTCAGGCACCAAGCGGCTGGAATGCCCGGCGCTGCTTACAGCGAACTGGCGAACGATTACGAGAGCATCAACTTCTCAGCGGGCCGACTTCAACGGCTCGCGACGGATGCGATGACCTACATGATCCAGCGGTTCGACATTGACGTTGCCGAGGTGCCAATCTTTGAGGCATGGCTGGAAATGTCGCTGCTCACTGGTGAGATCCCGCTTCCCGCTGCGAAGTTCGACAAGTTCAACGCACCGCACTTCCAAGGCCCGCGCACGCCGCAGGTTGACGAGGTGAAGGAAGTCACCGCCGCCGCGCTGCGCATCGCGAATCATTTCAGCAGCGACCAGCACGAATGCGACCAATACGGCGTGGACTTCGAGACGATGCTTTTCGATCAGGCAGAGGCCAACATGATGAAGGAAAAGGTCGGCATTGGCACCATCAAGACGGTTGAAACGCCGCCGCCGCAGGCACCCGCCGAGGCCGAGGATGACGACGAAGCGGAAGTCGAACCCGCGAAGCCAGCCGCCAAAAAGCCCGCGAAGAAAAGCAAGCGACTCACAACCCCAGTATGAGCAAAGCAAAGCCCGGCCCTTCCAAGAAAAAGAAAAAGCCGCGTCACCCGATGCCGCTGGAAATCACACACCACTACCCTCAATTATTCACACGATGAGCACCAAGAACATCCAAATCCCCGAGCAGCTTTTCCGAAGCGCATCCGTTGAACTCAGCAAGCGTGACGGCACCGAAGATGAAATGCACATGAGCATTTCCAGCGACGTGCCGTATAAGCGTTATGACTGGATGAACGATGAATATTACTGGGAGGTGCTCGACCACGGGCGCGGCGCTTGCGACGAAACACGGCTCAAGGCTGGCCTGCCTATCCTGTTCAATCACGACACCGACAAGCACCTCGCGCGTGCAACGTCGTTTGAGAATGACGGAAAGAAAATCACCGTGAGCGGACTCAAGTGGAGCAGCAGCGAATTTGCGCAGGAGAAAAAAGCCGACGCAATAAACGGCTCGCTGCCAGATACTAGCGTTGGGTATCGTATCACGGACGACGGCGAGTGCATCGGCGCAAAAGACGGTTGCCCTATTTATAAATTTAAGTGGGCACCGCATGAAGCATCGCTTGTTACGGTGCCTGCCGATACTACGGTCGGCGTAGGGCGCGGCGTAAAGCCGGAAGGCATGATTACGCGCAGCGTTACTTTTTCTGTTGACAACAAACCAAAACCCGCTACAAACGCACCAACCCACACACCTATGGCCGATCCAATCGCACCCACCGCACCCGAAACCCCGAGCATCAACATCGTCGCGGAACGCCAAGGGGCGGTTGCGGCGGAACGCAAGCGCGTTGCTGATATTCAGGAACTCAACACCCACTTCACGCAGAAAGGCATTGCAGGCCGTCGCGTGGATGCTGGCAAGCTCGCCGAACGCATGATTGCGGACGGCAAGACCGTTGACGACTTCCGCAACGAAGTCATTCGCACCGAGCTTCCCGAACTCAAGCCCATCGAGACTTCGCCCGAAGTCGGCATGAGCAAGCGCGACCTTTCCGGCTATTCCATCGTCCGCGCAATGAACGGCGCGATTGGCGCGATGAAGGGCCAAAGCTGGAGCGGCCTCGAAAAGGACGCCAGCGAAGCCGCCGCGAAGATCGCGGGCCGCAGCACGCAGGGCTTTTTCATCCCTCACGACGTGATGCAGTCCCGCGCGTTGACAACCAACGTGTTCAGCGCAGCCGGGGCTTTCGTGGACACCTCCGCGCAGGGCCAGTCCCTCATCGAGCTTTACCGGAACAAAATGCACGTCGTCGCCCTCGGCGCTCGCGTGCTGACCGGGCTGCAAGGCAACCTCGCCATCCCGTCGCAGACTGGCGGCGCAACCGCTTCGTGGCTGTCCGAAGATGCGACCATCACCGCCAGCGCGCAGACGGTCGGCCAGGTCTCGCTCACGCCGCACCGCCTCGCCGGTGCGACCTCATTCACGTATCAGCTTCTCGCGCAGTCCTCGCAGGACGTTGAGAACTTCGTTCGCAATGACCTGATGACCGTGCTCGCCATCGAGAAAGACCGCGCGGCCCTCAAAGGCTCCGGCGTTTCCGGCGAGCCGCTCGGCATCTACGGCACGGCGAACAAATCCACCAGCGTCACGCTGGCGGGCGCGAACAGCATGACCTACGCGAACGCGGTTCAGTTCGAGACGAACGTCGCGCTCAACAACGCTGACATGGGGAGCCTCGGCTACCTCACCAGCGTTCAGGCCAAGGCCAACGCCAAGCTCATCGCTGAAATCAACAGCACGAACAGCAACCCGGTCTGGAAGGGTGACATGGTGAACGGCTACACCGCCCGCGCCACGAACCAATTGACCACGCTTCCGAGTGTAATCTTCGGCAACTGGAGCGACCTCATCATTGGCGATTGGGCCAGCAACGAAGTGATCGTTGACCCCTACTCGCTGTCCATGCAGGGCCAAGTCCGCATCGTGATGCAGCAGCTTACCGACGTTGCCATCCGGCACGCCAAATCGTTCAGCATCTCCACCACGTAGTCCTAGCCGCAACCCACTCCAACAGACCCACACAACATGGCCACACAATCCGACATCAACGGTTCGCTCACCGCGTTCTCGCTCGTCCCCGCCGTCAATCTTCTCGTCGCCGCAGGCACGCAGACGTATGCCGGTGTTGACTTGCAGGACTACATCAACAACGTGAAGCTCATCTTCACGCACGCGGGCGCAGCCGCAGACGGCGCGAACTCGCTGCAAGTATCCATCCTCGACAGCGCGGACAACACCACGTTCGCCGCGACCGCTGGCCTGCCGACGTTCGCCGCCATCACCGCCGACAGCGGCATGGTGAGCGTCGCGCTCGACACGCGCAACTGCCGCCGCTACATCCAAGGCAAGCTGCTCACGTCCTCGACCACAGCGACGTTCCGCAGCGCGCTTGTCGGTGTCGGCCTCAAGCGCGTCATCTAAGCACTCTCTGGTTGGTATTCATCTCGCGGCGCGCAGAGCAATCTGCGCGCCGCTTGTTTTTTGTGCTTGCCATTCTAAAAACCAAACGCTAGGAATGGCGTATGGAAAAGAAAAAGCACCCCGCCGCCGTCGCGCTCGGCAGCATCAAAAGCGCGAAAAAAACCAAGTCGTCACGGCGCAACGGCAAGCTCGGCGGCAGGCCGAAGAAGGACGCGAAGTGAGCAAGCGCAAGAAAGCCGCGCCGACAGCACCGCGCACGCTTACGCAGTCGCGCGACCCGTATCGTGCCGAACTCATCCGCGCGGGCAAGCTCGGCGAGGACGGCAAGCACGACGAGGCCGAAGCAATCTGGCGCACGTATCTCGAATCGTGTCCCGAAGATCCAGATGTGTGCTTCAACGTCGGCGTGTGCATCATGCGTCGCGCTGATTCGCCTGCCCTTCGATTCGAGGCCGCGCAGTTTTTCGAGCGCGTAGTCCAAAGCCCGCACGCGGAGATCGAGCGGAAGGCGGATGCCATGAACAACATGGGCCTGATGATGGAGCGGTGCGGAGAGACGGAGAAAGCCGCGACCGCGTATGCCTTCGCGCTCAAGATGTTTCCCGCGCACAAGGCAGCGCGTGTGAATCTCGGCGATGCAAAGCGATTCATGGGCGACTTCTCAGGCGCACGCGGCGAATACGACGCCGTGCTCGACCAAGACCCCGAATCACCCGAGGCCCACTTTTGCTCGGGCATGATCGCGCTGCTCTTTGGCGAATGGGAACGCGGCTGGCGTGAATACCGATGGCGCTACAAGGCACCGAGCTTCAAAGCAAAGCCGCTGTCATTCGGCATCCCGCTTTGGAACGGCGAGCCGCTGGACGGCAAGACGATCCTCTTTTGCGAAGATCAGGGCTACGGCGACACCTTCATGTTTTGCAGATATTTCTACGAAGTGAAACGGCAATGGCCGCACGCGCGCGTGCTATTCCGCTGCCAGCCGAGCTTACACGCCGTCATTTCTGGCGCGTGGGGACTCGACGCAATCGTGAGCACTGAAAGCGGAGATGAGCCCGCAGGTGACTACGTGTGCCCGCTACTCGACGCACCCGGCTTGTGCGGCATGAAATCCGAAGCTGACATCCCACCCGCGCATTGCATCCGCACAATGCCAGCGTGGGCACCGTGGTCTATGCAAGTCGGCAACGTGCTCAGGAAGCGCGTGGCGCTTGTGTGGGCAGGCTCGCCGATGCACGGCAAGGACAAGGCGCGCAGCATCCCGGCGACGCTGTATCAGCCGCTCATTGACGCGCACCCCGAGTGCGACTTTTTCAGCCTGCAATGCGGCCCGTCGCAGCCCGAGGTTGCGGAGCTTCGCGGCGTGACCGACCTCGCGCCGGAGGTGCGGAACTGGACGGACACAGCGCAAATGCTCGCGTGCATGGATTTGCTCATCTCAGTTGATACCGCTGTGATCCACTTGGCCGGCGCGATGGGAACGCCAGCGTGGATGCTTTGCCCTACGTCGCCGGATTTTCGCTGGCAACTCACGCGCGAGGACAGCCCTTGGTATCCCAAGATGCGCCTTTTCCGACAGACCGACCGCAATGACTGGCAAACTCCAATCCAACGAATCACCGATGCACTCACGACTTTCTGACTTCATCGCGGCCCGCGCCGCTGAGACATACGCCGAGCCGCGCACAACCGGACACGACGGCCTAACCGCGCAGATGGCACCGCTTGTCGCTGCGATGCTGCCAGCGGGCGCGAGCTTGCTTGACGTGGGCTGCGGGCAAGGCCCGGCGCTGGACTGGTTCCAGCAGCACGGGCACTACCCAATCGGCATCACCACCAACACGGCAGACCTTCGCGCGTGCGAGGCAAACGGGCACGAAGTTCACCCGGTGGACATGCACAAGTTGCCGGATTCGTTCGAGCGGTATCCGTTCGATTGCATCTGGGCGCGGCACGTTTTGGAGCATTCCGTGATTCCCTTTTTTGTGCTGCACGAATTTGCGCGCGTGCTCAAGCCGGGCGGCATCCTGTACGCGGAGGTTCCATCGCCCGGCACAGATTGCCGACACGAAGCGAACCCAAACCATTACAGCGTTTTGACGTGCGGCATGTGGCTGCAACTCATCACCCGCGCAGGCTTCAAGATTCTGGAAGTGCGCGAAATCACACTGAACACCGCCGCAGGGCCGGACATTTACCACTCAATCATCGCAAGGAAATCACCATGAAAACCATGCACTTCGCAGGCACTCCCGGCACCGGCTACGGATGGGGCGTGTTTAACTCCAACATGTATCGCGAACTCGACAAGCACTTCGTCATGGTGACATCGAACCACAACCCGGTTGACGTGTGCTTTATGCCGGTTGACGGCGCATTCCGACCGCTCACGCCAGCGCGAGGGAAGGTCAACGTGTGCATGAACTTTTTCGAGTCGCCGCTTGAACCGGACGCGCAGGAGAACGCCGCGCAATTCGACGTGTGCTTTGTCGGCTCTACATGGTGCCAGCAGCGATGCGCCGAGGCGGGTATTCACAACACGCGCGTGCTCATCCAAGGAGTTGACGGCGACACCTTCAAACCGCAGCCTCCGCGCGAACCGGACGGCACCATCCGCATTTTCAGCGGTGGTAAATTCGAGTATCGCAAAGGGCATGACTTGGTGATCGCCGCCTTCCGCGAGTTCGTGAAGGTGCATCCCGAGGCACACCTTGTCTGCGCGTGGCACAACCCTTGGCCTGCGCTTTTCAAGACGATGGCGCACACGAAGGTAATCAGCCCGCTTGCGCACGGCGCAACTCAGCCGGAGTTTTTCCGCAGCCTGATGCACAACAACGGCCTCGCTGATTCACAGTTCACCGCCCTCCCGCAACTCAGTCACACCGACCTCGCGCGCGAGATGGCGCGCACCGACTTCGGGCTTTTCCCGAATCGGTGCGAGGGCGGCAACAACCTTGTCATGCAGGAGTATCTTGCGACCGGAAAGCTGGCGGTGGCAAACACCGCAACCGGGCAATGGGACATGCGATGCGAGGACATTCTGGCAATTCCATTTACGAAGGATGAAAACCACTGGGCGGTGCAGACCGTTGACGACATCGTTCGCTCAATGATTCACGCCGCCAGCGACCACGAACCATTGGAGCTTCCTAGCGCGTGGCGATGGACATGGGAAGCCGCCGCCCGCACCGTGCTCGACGCGTTGTCTTGACACTTCCGCGCGCCCGGCTAAGGTGCGCGAATGGCAAACGCCTTTGCATCTGCACACGATGAACTAGCCGCCTGCCAGTCGGCAGAATACGGCACCGCCTGCGTCGCGACAATCGGCACGATGAGCGCGATCCCGTGCGTCATCGGGATGAACGCATTCGGCGACGTGCTTTTGCCGGGCGGAGTCGGCGAATCAGGATCGCAGTTGCTCGCCATCAAAAAGAGCCTGCTCACCGACTACGCCGACACGGTAAAATATCCGAACGGCGAGCCGCCGAATTTCACGTCCGTAACGGTGCGCGGGCAAGATCACGTCATCCTCGACGTGGACGAGCGCGACGGCATTTTCTACATCACGGTTGGCGACCCGACCGCCTCTGAATAATGCAACAGACCATCGGCAACAAAATCGAAGCGTGGGCAATCCAAGCACTACGCGCGTCGGCAACGCTGCCATTCGACCTGCAAGTTGAGGCGTTCAACAGCAGCGCGGAGACAGCAACGGAGCGTATCGTGGTGAAGGCCGAGGTGGGCGAGAAAATGCTGGAAGGGCAGAAGCCATACGCCGCGCAACTCGAAGTGTCATTCCACACCGTCAACCGCGACGCGGACGAGGCGAACGATGTATTTGCCAAAGCCGAGGCTTCGCTGGTATCCCCGGCAACATCCGCTTACGTCACGGCGAATTTCACTTGGCTGCTCGTAATGACCGAGGCCGCAAGGACGACGATGGAAACGCGCGGAAACTTTCGCGTGTTCACACGTAGTTTGCCCTTGCAAGTCGCTACTGTTTGACGTAGAAGCGAACCATCATGGCGCTATCTTCACAGCAGGAAAACCAACTCCGCGAAATGGCCGCAGGATTGCGCGCCTCAATCGCCGCGTTGGAGGCGCTGAAAGACAACGTGGATCGCAGCGCGACTATCGCCGACGAAAAACAGCAGCTTGCATCGCTGGAAAAACAACTTCCGAAACCCGCACCCGCAACACCCACTAAATCCTAATCATGGCCGTTCAACTCGTATCATTCACCAACGGAGTCTGGGGCATCGCCTCGGAAGAACTCGGCATCAACTGCTCTAAGTTTTCCGTGTCAGTCTCGCCGGAAATCAACGAGTGGATTCCCGGCATCAACGGGCAGGCTCGCGGCAAAGTCGTCGGCGACCCGCAAGGCGAACTCGACATCGAAGGCGAGACGCTGGACATCACCACGGCATCCAGCCTGTTCGTCCACAACTTCTACACGGCGTTCGTGCCGGTCAATTCGACCACCTACTTCGGTCGCTCGGCTGGCGGATTCTACCGCGACACCGCGACCGTGGACAACGAACGCAACGGCCTCAAGAAAGTCACGGCCAAGTATTCCAGCCGCTTCGCAGTCGCCTAAGCCATGGCCACGGACACGGCAGTTTTTCCGAATGTGCAGATTCAGGGCAACCTCGCCGTTGCTGGAAACCTGCCATCGTATCCGCGCTCATCGCTCGCCACGGACACGAATCAGATTCTCCCTTTGCCATTCGACATCTGGCGCGTGTGGGATTCGGTCGGCACCGTCCTTCCTGCGACAAGCGCCAGTGACGACCTCGGCTATTACACTGGCACGCACGGCACGGCTGGCAGCTACATAGGCACCAGCGACCTCAAGGGCGCGGGCGCAACCACTCGCTACGCGCGCTGCCTCAAAGTGCTGCCGCCGTCCTACGTTGCAGCCGCTACCGTGACGGTGCGTTTTTCCGCAGGTTGCATCACGACCATCGCGGACACTGCCGCGACGCTCATCGTGGACGTGCGCAAAGTCAGCCGCGACCGCACCGTTGGCGCGAACCTCTATGCCGGAGCTGCTGTCAGTATTCGCAGCTTGACGCTTGCCGAGACTTCATTTGCGCTCACGTCCTCGGGCCTGCTACCGGGCGACATGCTCGACATCAAAGCCGCCATCGCCGTCACGGACGCCGCTACTGGCACCGCCGTAATCGGCGCGTGGGCAGCGGCAGAGCTTTACACGTCCATCCAAGGCTAACCATTCACACCGCCGAAAGGCCGGGAGACGGAACCCGCAAACGTCAATCAAACCACATGGAAATTTTCGAGACAACAGACGAGGAATTGGCGCTGGCGCTTATCACGGCGGGCGCGAAGCTGGCAGGCAGCGACACCGGAGTCGTGCCGCCGTGCATCAACCACTACACGCCCGACCTTTGCCGTTCGCGCAGGTTGCTCCCGCAATCGCCCGTATCGCCGCAGGTATTCGAGTCTGCGGTCATCGAATCGCGTGAGCGGAAAATCCCCGGCATCGTGACATGGCGCATCGTGAAGGACGCGGAGTTCACCCGCGCAATCAAGGCATGGGATGCGATGGCCGAGGAAATGCACAAGGCCAAAGCG